TTAGTCAATCAACTGCCTTCGTGGGAGCATAAGGTCGGACTTCCAATTCTTTGAGAATCCGGCTTTAATGAGAACGGCATTCATTGTGCTTTGAGGCAGCTCATCAGACAAAGATTTTATCTCTATGGAGAGCTCTTTTAAGAGGGCTTTATAGTCAGATTTCATAAGGAATAGACCTAACACTCTGACGACATCAACCACTTTGCTGTTAAAACGAGGGGAAGGGTCCAGGAAGAAGAACTGTATCGAAGGTATACGGCCTTTGTATTTGGCTATGTAATCATACATGCGCTCACCGTGAGCACACAGATTTCTGAATGTTACTACAAATTTGACCATTTGGGAAAAACTGGAGGTATCATTAATTACAGCAGATTTCCTTGGGTTAAGACCATATTCCTGCTGATATTCTGTATAGATATCATTTAGTACTTTAAGCTGTAAATCATCTGTAAGCGCCGTATAAAAATAGGAGGTTTCACCAAGGGATAGTCTCTTAATAAGCACCCAAAGTGGCAGTTCTTTATGAACATTAAGGTAATGAGAGAACGGAGAGGTTTGAGTTCCAGGGCGAGGAGTTTCTACGTTATTTTTTATGTCGTTTGAAATATGGGCAATGAGATTGGTTACTGATGTAATATTGCTCCTGAAATTACTGATATCGAAACAACTAAAGTTTGAGGGATATTTTTCGGAAAAGCGATAAGCAATCTTAGTCTTCAAAGAAGATTCCAGGCGAAGGATATATTTTAGCAGGATGGACCGAAGATTCCGGTCAAAAGAATACAACGCATAAATATCATCAAATGAGGTTCCATCTTTAAATCTATCAGTGGCGTAGCCTTTATCTAGGAATATATCCTTATATCCATTGATAATATTGTAGTAATTTTCTCTACGCAAAATACGAAGCGCTTTACTTCCGTTGGGGATATTCAGATTGCGAGTACGTAATATCTTGAGTTGTTGATTATAGGTCTTAAATGGTTTATCCATAGCTGGTCACCTTTCAGGTAAAGAAAAAAGCCTTACCAATCCGCAGATTGATAAGGCCCGTGGTTCGCCCGCAGGCTAGCCACTTGTTCGCTTACCAATCATTATACTACAATTATGTATTTTGTCAAATATAGGAATTTATAAAAATTCATCCTCCACCAGCCTGCCGGAAATCCCGAAGGGCTATTTTCAACTGTTCGGAAAAGCCGAAAGGTTGAAAAAATCCGTTCGAGGAGCTCGAAGCGACTTTTATTAGAAACGTCTGAAATTTATGAAGAGGATATTCCTGAATCTTTTTCAACCCGGGGTGCTTCAGAGGAGAGGCGGAAGTCCAGAAAGTGATCTACCTCATAAAGCAATTAGAAGAATGATAAAAATAATACCGAGTATTATAAAAAGCTTTCGATGACTTTTGGGATTATTTACACTAGGACTCATATTTGATTCTGGACTAATGGAGTATGGAGAAGGAAGAATAGTACTAGAAGTATCATTTGCAGGTTGCACCATTGTACTAGAAAGAGTAGGTTTATTTTTTTCGTTTATAGGAGAAAATACCCTATGGGTATCCATTTCTGAGATGAGTCTTTCATCAAGAAGAAATTGCACAGTCTTTTTATAAATTAAGGTACTGCGGCTGCCACCATATGCGCTACGCCCGCCGGGAAAGCTTATTGTTCCAAAAAAACGAAGGTCTTCCCCGTTATAATTGGAATCCAATGATTTAACAATAGGCGCATTATCTTTCCACTCATAGGCTTTTTGATAAAAAAGATTACGATAAGGAGATTTGTCTAGATTCGCTTCTCTATCATTTGAAAGATACCGATAAACGGAAAAGATAAAGAATGCAATTCTTCCACTGGTATCAAGACTGTAAAAAACCTTATTGTATAAAGACTTTTTTCCGATATATAAAGAATATGGTATATAGTGAGAAGTAGCAAAGTCCTTTAAGCCACTATTTGGCTCTCTTGTATCATCAAGTCTTCGAGAAATCAGAGCAGACACATCATCATTACTCATATCAGGCGTTACTTTTATGCCAAGACTAATAGCATAATTGACTTTATCAGGATAAGGCTTATTGCTGGGAGAAAGGGTAATGCTTTTAATTTCAGAATAGTCCGCAAACTGAGGTTCCTCTGAAAGTCTTCTACGCGCATCATCTTCAGTTAGAGCCCATAAAGATATTGTTCTTAAACGTTTAGTTGGTAAATATCTTGTTTTTACTTTGTATTGATTAAGATTCATCATTATTTCACTCCTTCTATAAAGATTGATTTTTGACTATTTATCCATGCTTAATGGCAAGAAATTCAGAAAACTCAGTATTTCCGGCGGACCTCTTCCACTTTGCCGATGATTTTGACGGGTAGGTCCTCAACTTCTTTGGTATTGTAGAAGTGGGGTGGATAGACAACGGCGTTGAATCCTATGAGAGTGATTCCCTGATCACTCTTTTGGACTTTTTTAACGGTGGCTTCATTACCATTGACTAAAACAATGCAGATATCACCATTGTCAAAGTAGTCTTGCTTATGGACAATCACCAGGTCTCCTTCCTTCATTTCCGGTTCCATACTGGCGCCTGTCACATGGAGTGCATAATAGCTGCCGTCAGCGGCGGCGGGATTAGTGACACGGATATAGTCGGTAATGTTTTCAATGGCATCAATGGGCGTGCCTGCTACTACTTTGCCAAGGACCGGGATTTTATAGACCGGGATATCTGCGCTGGGCTTTAGAACATTAGGATTTGGGGTAGGATTACCTTTGAATCCTTCAGTGCTTGGTAAAATAACTGTCGTTTTATCAGATTGTCCCAAAATGTAATTGAAATCTACATTGAAGAAATCAGCAAATACTTCTACCTGGTCATAATCTGGTTTTCTTTTCCCAGATTCATACATTCCAATAGCACTCCTAGATACGCCAGTTATTTTAGAAAGTTCGTCCTGAGTAAGGTGATGCATATTGCGAAGCGCTTTTAATCTATCTGCGAATGTTGCCATAATAATTTCCTCCTTTAGTTGTCTATATATTATCACGTAACGTGATAATAAAGCAATAAAAAAATATCACGAAACGTGTTGACACGATACGTGATATATGATATCTTTTATGTAAAGTCACATAACGTGACGACAAAAAGGAGGTGGCAAGATTGCCAGACAAGGAAACCATCGGTAACACTTTAAGACAACTTCGTGGAGATCTTCCTCGCGACACTGTGGCGAAAGCCTGTGGAATCAGTACATCCGCACTTGCTATGTATGAAAATGGTCAGCGAATTCCAAGAGATGAAATCAAAATGAAGCTCGCAAAATTCTATGGTAAGCCCATCAATATTTTTTTTGCAATGGAGAGTCACGAACCGTGACTTTATGCATATTGTGAAAGGAGGACACTTATGAATAACATTCAAATTATTGTTTGAATAAAGAAAATTCACATTTCCGGCGGCCATGAAAACCCTGCCGGGAAAGGAGGCTTCCTATGAGACCTATCGAGAGGACGGCTTTCACGCTGGATGAGGCAGCAGTCTCATCAGCAATCGGAAGAGAACAGCTGGAGGAGTGGATATATTCCGGCGAGCTCCCTGCATTCAAAGTAGGTAAGGGACGGGGGAAGGTCATTATACCAGCCGAATCGCTTCGGCATTTCCTCCGCGAAAAGGCAGAAGCAGGAGACGGAATGCCGCCAACCTCTCCGGTGCTCCGGAAAGTATTGGAGAACCGGAGAAAGAAAAGGAGGGAGGCCTAGATGAAGCATAAGTCAGTCATAGTGCTGAAGAGGAAGAAAAAATATGGAACCCTCATGGGCCCCTTCTTCGGAATCAAAGACGTCAAGGAGGCGGAATCGAAATTCAAAGCCATCCTCTTCACCTGCTTCTACCGACAGCCCCGGGGCCATAATCTCCGCTGGAGGATGCGGGAGAGGGCCCGCAGGCGGTTCTGCGGAGAGAATTCGAGAAGATAAAGAAAGGACGGCCAATATGACAGACAGGCGCATGACAGTTACTCTGAGACCCAAAAGCATGGGCGAGCTGGCAGGATGGAACCTCATCCTTTCCACCTACCTGGAGCAGGGTTTCGCCGGCGGAGGAGATTTCCAAATCCGCATGGATTACAAGGAAAGCGATGGATTGACCATGAAGCTCATCAAAGGAAAAGAGAAGCTGAGAGAAACCCATGTTAAGCGGGAGCCGCTGGACGTGGCAGTCAGAGTGATGCGGAATACCTCCGGATTTACCCTGGCATCCGGGCGTAGACATGAAAGCCCCGGCATCCTGTTGGAGCAGGACACCGGGGCTTCAAAAGACACTATCGTGGTTGAAGAAGCCGCGCAAAGCCATAGCAAAGTGGAGACACTGCTAAGCCAGATGAGGATGAGAGCTCTTCTGAATGCGCAGTTCTCACTGATGGAAGAGTTAAAAGGTGTTAGGACTGCAGACCACAAAGAACTTGGTGCGGCCTATCAGAAACTGGAGGATGCATTTCAATCCGTACTCATCGCGGAAGGTGAGATTCAACGAGGGAAAGAATAATCCCCGATGCGATTTCACTGATAACCTGCAGCGTGGCGCCGGTGCCGCTTTCTTTCAACTTATTCTTGGTTTGTTCCCAAACAGATTGGCTTCTTACTGAGTCCAAATAATCACAGCCAAGGGAAGTCAGATGATAAATCCTATAACTTGGGAGGGGTTCAACAATGGAACCTAATCGGAGTATCTTTTCTGCATCCAGGAACCCTGCATCAACCAGCAGATAGACATTGTAGGCTAGCTCACTTTGGGAAGGGCACAACGAAGCCATATCTGATTCAAGAAGTAAAGGCTTATCAGAATTTTCAACAAAGAGAAGTATATCTCGCATTAAGTCCAAGTTTCTTTTCATGCTTATTCACCTCCTTTCACTGAAACAACACCAACCACATTATACCAAGGAGTGAATGAGGGGCAGAGAAGTATAGCGACAGTAAAAGTAAAAAAGTAAAGGCTAAGGAGTGAGAACCATGAGACCTTTAATCAAAAGGATACGCTGGGTGCGCATCGGATGCATACTCTGCGGCCTCCTGGCCGCCGGCGCCGTAGGCTATGGCTGCTACAGAGACAGCCTGGACACAGAACTGGTGGAGTACCGGGCCACCGTAGAAGAAGGCGACACGCTATGGGGCATCGTGGCCAAAGTGGCCACGGACAAGGAGGATATGAGTAAGCTCACATGGCAGGTGATGCAGGACAACCGGATTTCAGATCCGGGCCACCTGCAGCCGGGAACAGAACTGGTGATTAGGGTAAAGGCGGCGAGGGAGCTGTGATGACTGAAGAACAGGATGAACTCATTGCGGCAGAGAATCGGAAGAAGGAAAACTGCATACACCATCTCCTGCAGATGTGCTATGAATCCGGCGTCAAAGTGATTGATATCAATCCTATCTACGGAGTGGACAACGCCATGAATGCCGCCATCATCTACTACGTAGGCGGCAGTGAAAAGAAGGTCACATTTGAAGGAATGTCGGCCCTGGACATTGTGAAGCGAATCATTTCCAAAGGCCGCCTGGGGAAGGATGAATGGAATGGATGAAGAAAAACTGAAAGAGAAGCTCCTGGACTGGGACCAAACCCTGCAGGGAGATATCCGGAAGTATCACGACACGGGAGACAACGAGGCCTGTCAATTCGCCCTGGGCTGTCTGTGTATAGTTCACCAAGTATTGAAAGAAATGGAGGAAGACCATAAACGAGAAAATTGAGAGGGACAACGATTTGAAAGAGTACTGCCTGGACAGGTTCCTGGATATGTGCGTAAAAGCCGATGTAGATGTAAGCAACTTCGAACCCCATAAAGGCCCGGATGGAGACATCGCGGCAGTTACCATCCAGCGCTACTTTTCTGGTCCGCAGACAATCTGCGTGGAAGGCGATGCACCTATTACCATGCTGAAAGAGCTTATCCTCAAAGGTCATTTGGGGTAAAGAAAAGGGCTCTGACGTGTACCAGACGTCAGAGTCCTAAAGGAAAACTGTTTTATTTATTATATCACGAAGAAAACACCTATGAGCAAAGTAAGTAAGAAGAAATCATACATATGTTGCTTCTGTGGAAAAGAGATAGTGCCGGGAGAAGAATGCCTGGCGCGGCCCACGTGGCAGGATGGAAAGATACGTCCCTGCCACCGGGACTGCTCCATCCGCTGGGGAGCAGCAGGAAGGAGGGAACATGGGAATCGTAGAAATCGAGAATAGGAAAGTACTCTTGCTGAAGGTAAGAGCCATGACAGGTAAGGAATACTACCTGGTACTGCTTCACACACCGAAACCGGGTTGGATGATAAGAAGGGACATGAAAGAATCCATGGCAGAGATATGGAAAGACCCGGACCTGCTGACACCGAAAAAATGTAATGAGATGGAAGGGGGAAGGTTCCAAGTCTTCCAGGTGCCTCCGTACATTCGCGGCGAGAAAAAAGGAAAGCCGAAATGGGAAAAACTTATATTTCACAAGGCCTTCGAAAGCCTAAGGGATGCCATAGGGTATATGGAAGCCGAAGTCGGGATCCATGTGCTGAAAATCATCGAATCAGAACCGGACGTACTCGGAGGAGCTGATAACAAGGGAACTCCGGATAAAGCATGAAGAGCCATCAAAAGAAAATGAAGGGAGGGCCTGAGCCATCAGGCTCCCCATTGATTTCCTTTTGATAGTAGTGGAAACATCCAGTTTCAGACAGGAGGACAACATGGAAAACACGAAGAGCATTCTCCGAATTTTTGACAATCCGGAATTCGGGAAGGTGCGAGCCGTCTCTGTGAACGGGAATCCGTGGTTTGTGGGGAAAGATATTGCTGAGATTTTGAAGTATCAAAGAACAGCAGACGCAATCAGCAGCCACGTAGATGATGAAGATAAAGGGGTCGGTAAAATACAGACCCCTGGAGGAATGCAGAAAGTCATCCTCATTAATGAAAGTGGACTCTACAGCCTCATCCTCTCCAGCAAGCTGCCAAACGCAAAGAAGTTCAAGCACTGGGTAACCAGTGAAGTGCTTCCAGCCATCCGGCAGACCGGAGGTTACATTCCGGCGGCCAGTGACATGAGCGATGAGGAAATCATGGCCAGGGCGCTGCAGATTGGAGAGAGAACCATCCGGAAGCAGAAGGAGAGAATCGAGGCGCTGGAGGCAGACAAAGAGCAGATGAGACCGAAGGCCATCTTTGCGGATGCCGTTTCCGCTTCCCATTCCACCATCCTCATTGGAGAGCTGGCGAAGATTCTCAGGGGCAACGGAGTCAACATCGGGCAAAACCGTCTCTTCACGTGGATGCGGGAGAAAGGTTACCTGGTCAAGCAGGGATCCTCCTGCAATATGCCCACACAGAAAGCTATGGAAATGGGCCTTTTCAAAATCAAAGAAGGTACCTACATCAATGGCGACGGTGTGAACGTGGTAACGAAGACCGTGAAGGTGACCGGCAAGGGGCAGCAGTATTTCATCAATAAATTTCTGAAGGGAATGAAGGAAGCATGAGAAGTCCGTTTTATCAGATGTGGAAAGAAGACAACGGGAAAAGGTATGTGGTGAAGGAATGGTTCAGAGGGGGAGAAGCCTATTACCGGGGAAGCTACAAGACCAAAGAGGGGAAATGGAGAACCATCAACTCCCTGCCCAGAAGAAAGGCTCCGGAAGAAGCGGAGAAAGACCTGGAAGCGTATGCCGAAAGAAAAGGCCTGGTAAAGCTCCATCTGGAGGGGCGTGCCTAAATGATGCGGGATTGGAGGAGCCGTTTTGTGGAGGTTCAAGCTTTCAAAGAATAATTACGAAAAACTGAAAGCCCTGGTGCGGGACAGGGAAGGATACATCTCCCGGGCCAGGGAATATTTCAACATCATCGGAGAACTCCCGCCGGCCTACGGCGGGCAGATTCACCACGTTGAATGGAGATCCCACGGAGGCGGAGACAGGGAAGAGAACCTGATCCTTCTTTCCTTCCAGCTGCACGACAGGGTGCACAGCGCATCCAGGAAGGAAAGAAAGGAACTGGAAGCGAAATTCCTGTCCTACCTTTCCTGCGGGGAGGTGGAGAAATGGCGAAACGAGCACAGGGAAGAGCTGGAAGCTCTTTACAGAGTAGCCGAAGAAGAAATGGAAAAGAAAAAGCGGAACGGCTGCCTGCCGAAGAAGCCGAAGTGGGCCGCATTCTGAAAACCATCCCAGTCATTGGCAGGAATGGGGAAGTCCTTCCGGGGGAAGTGGAAATCAGAAACACCTGGAAGGACATGCGCCTCATGGCGGTGGACGCCATCCAGTGGACAGGTAAGAAAGGAAGATTCATGACCGACGCCGGAAGAGGGCTCACCATCCAGGGCGCCGAAGAAAAAACAGGAGTTACCTGGCTAAGGGCGGGAAAGAGACAGCCCATACTGGCAGACCTGGATGCGGTGGTGCCATCCGGAAAGGATGAGCTCATCTGCCGTATCTGCTTCCAGGGAATACGAGGCGGAGTACGCTGCCCGCTGAAAGATGGCAACGTGTGCTATCGGCACTGCGAAAAATGCAGGTATGGACACTGGACCGGAGGATACTATGCATGCCGGTACAGATATAAAAAGGGCCCGGCGCTCTGGTAAGCGCGGGCCCAAAGGGGTGTAACCCTACAACACTATATATAGTATAGCACTAACGCACCCCGAACAAAAGAATAAAAAAGCCATGACGCCGGGCCGAAAAAAATGAAGTATGCGGCGTCTTGGCGTCCTCGTTAAAGGTATTCATTTTCAGGACATTCTGCATAAATATACTGCGGAGCCATCGGAGAAAATGAAGAACCATCGAAAAGAATCGTTTGAGGGGTGCAGGGATGCGGAAACGTAGTACGAATTACAAAAAAGGACCTGCTTACGTGAAAAAGACAATGATAGCAGGACCTACCATCACGATTGATAAATACATATCAGGGAGGATAGGGACAAAGGACCAGCACAGAGTGAGAATCCATTCCACAGAAGAAAAGGTCATGCGCTGGCAGAACAAGAGGGCAGAGAGAAAAGTATATGGTCTGCTGGAGGAGAACTTCAATCCCGATGACCTGTGGTGTACCTTCACCTATCCGGCCAAGACAAGAAAGTCAGCAGATGAGGTGAGGAAGGACGTGGACCGTTTCATGCGTAGAGTGAAGCGAATCTACAGGAAGCATGAAAAAGAAGTGAAAAGTATCAAGACAGGATCCATCGGGGCCAAAGGTGGGATTCATCTGCACATGGTTCTGAACAAGGACTTCGACGGAGCGGAGGCAGCCATAGAGAAAGCATGGCAGGACACCGTGGGCACCGCAGCCTGCCCGTTTCCCCGGGTGAACATCCGTCACATGGACCGCTCCCACAACTGGAGCCAGCTTGCCGCCTACATCGTGAAGAACGGAGTGGAAGGCAGGGAGAAGGGAGAACCCATCTTCAAGCACCGGTACTCCACCAGCCGTAACCTGAGAAAACCAAAGGAGAAAGTGGAAATCATCTATGCCGGATGGTGGTCCGAAAACCCGAAGCCACTCAAAGGCTATGAAATCATCAAAGACAGCCAGCGGGACACCTTCGGAAAAGAAGGCTACCCATACCAGACATACACCATGATCCGGACGGACATAAGAAGGAACTATCCGCTTCGGATTTAGAAAAAAGGAGGCAAAAAAATGAACATCGAAAGGGAAGAATCACAAATCAAAGTGCAGGACGCGGCGGAAAGAGAAAAGAATATTTCTAATGCCAGACTGGCCGCCATCGCCCTCATGTACATCTATGGCAATGGAAGCGAGGAGCTGGGAGGCCGTACGCTAAAGCCTACGAAATCAAGAAGGACCAATCTGGCAAATCTGATGGAAATTTTGTCATGGCAGGAGAGGAAATGAAATGAATTGTTCAGAACAGAACGCTTCTGGGCGATAAGCGGGGGAGCACGCGTTGGACAGTATTTTTGAAAGCAGCTTGTTTGCAGAAAGAGGAAAAATGAAATGAATGCAGTACAGCTTTTAGGAAACCTGGAGAGAGATCCCATCATTCGTGCTACAAGAACGGGAAGGACGGTAGCGTCTTTCTCCATTGCGGTGAGCCGCATCTACACCACGCCACAGGGAGAGCAGAGAGAGCTCACAGACTGGATAAACATCGTGGCATGGGGAACGCTGGCGGAAGCCGTGAGGAGTGAGCTCAAGAAAGGAAGCCGCGTCTTCGTGGCAGGCTGTATTTCAACCCGCTCCTACGACGCCCAGGATGGCACAAAGCGGTATGTTACCGAAGTGGTGGCAGAAACTATCTGCAGCTATCTGCAGGCTCCTTCCAACAATGGGCAGCCCTATGGCAATGGACAGTACTCCGGAGGCCAGCAGGGAGGAAACCACGGAAACTTCGGACAGTTTGGAGAAGCCAGACCGGAGAAGCCGCCAATGGAGCAGGAAAACCTTCCATTAGGACAAAGAAATGTTCCCTTTCCGGCGGGCAATCAAGGCGAAGACATTCCCTTCTGATGGTGAGCCATGGAAAGCAAACAGGGAAGACGCATAAAAGAAGCCATGAAGCAGAATCGCTCCCGCGGGATGCGCAAGGTGGATGCTGCCGGGAAGGAAAAGTACGCCAGTGAATTTGAGGACAGGAAGCCGGGCACGGAAGAACTCATGCTTTCCGGCTGCGTGCCTCCGGAATTGAGAGACAAGCTGAGGTAAGAAATAACAAGAGAAGAGTGGAGAAATCTGCGTAAAGAAAGAGGAATGACGCTTTATACCAGAAAGCAGAAAAGCTCAGGCTGGTTGGAATGGGAATTGGACAGAGTGTTCAAGAATGCTGCCATCCTACAGAGGGAAAAGAAGAAATACGGGTGTAAGCCTGGATTCTTGCCTTGCGAAACCAGCTTTTGCCCATGTGAAATGGTTTTTACGAAGGAACAGGCAGGAAATATGAGGAGCAGAAAGGAAAAGCGGTAAAAGAGATTGCGAGGGAAAGCAAATGAATAGGCAGGAAAGGCGGAGACTGGGAATCAAAAAGAAAGATCCCATGGTATCCATAAAGCAGTCTGACATTGATCGAATGAAAGAAGAAGCCACAGAGAAAGGATGTAAAATGGCATTCAACCTCATGCTGGCGGTGCCGGCCATGGTTATCTATGACCATTATGGTGAGCTTATGAAGAAGAATGGCAGGGTGGAAAGATTCATCGACTTGTGTATGGACACCTACAAATGCTACGAAGAAGGTTATGTCCGGATTGATGAGATGGCAAAAATCCTGAAGGACGAGGCCGGAGTGGAAATAAAGGGATGGTATTGAAGGGAGGAAATAACATGAGAAAATTTGAAGTCGTGAAGGATTGTCCATTTTCAGTGAGACTTCCGGAAAGGAGCACGGATGGCTCAGCGGGATATGATTTTTTTGCACCCTATCCATTTGCTATCGGGCCAGGGCAGACAGTATTTGTTAAGACGTGGGTAAAGGCAAAGATGCCAAAAGATAATGTGCTTCTTCTCTTCGAGCGGTCATCCTGGGGATTCAAGAAGCATGTATCCATTCCAAACGCCGTGGGAGTGATTGATTCCGACTACTACGGAAACGTTGATAACGATGGGAACATTGCCTTCGCCTTCACAAACAATGGCAGTGAACCGCTTGAGGTAAAAGAAGGCGACAAGATAGGACAGGGTATTTTTCTTTCCTACTTTCTGACCGATGATGATATTTCCGGCGGAAAGAGGGAAGGCGGAATGGGAAGCACAGGTGATTAATGATGGTAAAAAGACCAGCAAAGAAACATATTCCATGCAGCCCGATTGACGCCATGCAGTCAGTCTCGGTGCCATGTGATGAAAGATTCAGCAAAATGATGGTATCTGCCGTAAGGTATGCACTGGGCAGAAGAACTTACATCGTATGGGACACAGTGAATTACATCAAACACGTATTGCCCTATCTGCAGAGAAATGACGTCCATACTATCTACACCGACATCGCTGAAGCAGAGAGCGAAAAGCGTTTAGGCGACGAGTGTGATGTGAAAGACTGGCTGGCTCTTAAGAAGTACATTGAGGATTATGTAAGCGGAGGAATAGCGAATAATGAATAAAATGACGGGCTTAAAATGGAATATCGCTCCGGAGCTGCTGGAGCTTGCAAAAGAAAATCCTACGCTTCCTATTTTTGCCGAAGTGTATTATGAAGTCGTGGCATTAGATGTAGGATACATGGACTGGATAGGTGAAATCACAAATGCCAGGGTAGATTCCATCTGGAATGGAGCACGTCGCTGCTCGACTCTTTCAGAAGTGGAGGACGACAGCGAATCCTTCGTAGGAGACGAGGCACCGGAAGAGCTTCTGGAGAAATGGGAGGACATGGACAATGCGGACTATGACAAGGCGGTTGATGAATGGATAAAGTCACTGCCATGGATGAAGTGCATCATCGTCCATGTGGGTTTACCTGATGACTTGCCGGACGCAGCCGGGCAGGCTGATGATTAGGAGGCAATTTTATGGAAGTCACCGATGAGCTGATAATCATAGCCGTATCCTTTGCCTGCGGCGCCGCATCAGCATGGATGTGCCTGGAAAACCGGATTAACGAAATCAATGCGGAAAATGATTTCATTCTCCGGCGGAAAGATCACATCAAAGACTGCTGGGCAGATGTGGGGACCTTTATCCACGGGCTACGTGAGGTAACGGAGGGCACTGGTACAGTGGTGGGCGGCTACTTCGACCGCGCTGATATGGATGCACTTAAGGAGAAAATCAAGGAAATAGAAATCCTGATGGCAGATGAATGGAGGCTGAGGTAGGCCATGATTACAAGGCTGTACAAAGGGAACCGGAAAAGGGAAGTCATCACATCCAAAGGCGTGGGCCCATACAGCAGCACATTGAAAGTCGTGTACTGGCTTGAATCCGATAAGAAAGGCATCATGGATACCAAATGGCATGACCAGGTCATAGAGCACATATGGGCAGAGGCCAGGGCAAGAGCAAGGAAGGCGGTGCAGTAATGGGAGCAGTGTGGTTCATCTTCGGAGTATTCGTAGGCGTGACTGGGGCCACATTCACTTTGAGCTTGTTTATGGTGAATGGCCGGCGCCGGTAATAACAAAGGAGGAAATGGTGAGGGGAGACATAGAGAAGCTGAAGGGATTTCTGAACTCCATCCGAAAACAGCAGGCCGATTACCTTTCCCTGCAGGAAGAGCTCCGGCGGCTGGAGTTTGAGGCACATAACCTTCGAGGCGTCCAGATGGGCGAAAAGGTACAGAGCGGCCATTGCGCCAATCTGGAGGAAATCGTGGAAAAACTGGAGGACTATCATGCCAAGGTGAACAAGGCTTATTTGGAGCTTATCGAGAAAAGGGACAAGGGAGAAGAGCTCATAAGCAAGGAAGAAGACGGAGTCCGGCGGGCAGTTCTCAGAAGAAGGTACATCCAGTGCGAACGCTGGGGAGACATTGCAGAGAAAATGAATTTCGCAGAGTCGAACATCTACAAAATCCATGGTGAAGCACTGGTGGACCTAGAACCATTCCTCAGAGAATCCGATTTCAACTAAAGGCATGAGAAAAGCAGACCGCCTCACCGCAGTCTGCTTTTTAAATGGGGAGAATATAGATAAAATGTATTTACAAAGAAACAATAAAAGGCTATAATATAGAGAATACAGAAAGGAGAGCTAAGGCAATGAGTAATGATTCAAGACAAACGATGGGGCAATGGTTTCTTATCATTCTGTTGGCATGCAATCTGGCGGCGCTGAGGACTGTGGATTTCCATAATCTACATGCCCTTGACTGCCTGCTGCTGATTACGATGGTTGTCCTGGCGGAGGTGAATTTCTGCGGATGGGTGGTGAAGAAACGTGAGAGGCGGTAAAAGGGAAGGCGCCGGAAGACCGGTGGGCAGCGTTTCTGCGAAGGGCGTACGGAAGCAGAGACAGCTTCGGGCCTTTGACGATGAATGGGAAATCATTCGCGAGTTTTCACAAATCGTCAAAAAGAATCCGGAACGGGCCAAAAGGATGATGAAAACAGAGTGACTGAAAGAGTATAGTAAAATAGAGTAAATGATAGGGTATAATGATAGTGTGAGATTGAAGGAAAAGTTCATCGCACACGGTTGTCACATCCTAATCATTCAGGGTTTTCACGTAAGAGCACGAGCTGATGTCGATAGGCTCGTGCTTTTGCGTTGGTTGATTGGTAATGGAAGGACAACACGGAAAGCATCCAAAGGACGGCCAGCACCCGTCCTTTTTGCGTGCCGCCGGTGCAGGGTAGGTTCTGCGGCGGAAGGACGCCCATTGCGGTCGCGTGCGAGACCCCGAAAGCCGTCTAGGTGTGAAAAATTTTCAGAGCTTAATTAATTTTTGAAGGAGGGATTTTGTTTGCCAGTAATTAGAAAAAACAAAATAACAGAATCCGGTACGCAAAAATTAAGTCGGCAGAAGATTTCGAAGGACATCAATCATGTGACGGCAACTCAGTCACAGATGGCCAGGGCTTTGAAGATTTCTACACCACGAGTGAATCAGATGATTAAGGAAGGCACGCTTCCCATCGATGAAACGGGATCTCCTCTCCTGGTAGAAGGCATAAAAGCCTACTGCCGTATGAAGAAACAGGCGGTAGAAGACGAGGAAGTTGATTTCGATAAAGAGCGGGCCAAGCATGAGAAAGCAAAGCGGGAAATCGCTGAGCTGAAGCTGGATGAAATGAAGAAAAATGCATATTCAGCCAAAGTGGTGGAGTATGTGATGACCGAAATGGCGTCCAACATTCGAACACAGCTGCTTGGCCTTCCCAGTAAGCTGGCGCCAGTGCTTGAAGGAAAGTCAAAGGAAGAAATCTATACAACAACCACCAGGGAAATCGAGGAAAAGCTGTCGGAGCTGGCGTCATATACGCCGGACCTCTTCAACGAAGAGATTGAGGATGAGGAGGACGATGGAGATGAAGTCGGCTAAAGCCTTATGGACGTATGTTTCCGAACATGGCTTGAAGCCGCTGCCAAAGACCTCCGTTTCCGAATGGGCAGATACTTACCGAGTTCTTTCCAGTACGTCTGCGGAGCCTGGCAGATGGAGAACCAGCCGGGCTCCCTACCAGAAAGATATCATGGATGCCTTCACACAGCCCGGTATCCATCGGGTAGTGGTTAAATCATGCGCCCAAGTAGGGAAATCGGACATCATGAACAATGTGATAGGCCGCTTTGCCCATCTGGATCCATGCACTATCATGATGATTCAGCCTACGATCGAAATGGCGCAGGACTTTTCCAAGTCGCGCATCGCGCCCATGATTCGTGATACCAAAGTGCTGACCAGGCTGTTTGTGGATGTGAAGACCAGGGATAGTAACAACACCATTCTTTCCAAAATTTTCCCCGGAGGCCGCCTGGTGATGGGTGGAGCTAACTCACCGGCGGGCCTTGCTTCCCGCCCTATCCGTATCCTCTTATGCGACGAAGTAGACCGCTTCCCGGTATCGGCAGGCACGGAAGGGGACCCGATAGACTTGGCAGCCAAACGTATGACGACTTACTGGAACCGCGTCATGGGGCTCTTTTCCACCCCGACCAACGAAGGGGCCAGTCGCATCGACGTGGAATATGAGGCCGGTACCATGGAGGAATGGCGGCACCAATGCCCTAACTGTGGTGAATGGTGCAAGCTGAAGTACTCCGACATGAATGCGGACGCGAAGAGAATCAAAGGGAAAATCGGGAAGAAAACGTACATCGTAAAATCGGTGAAATGGCGGTGCCCCTGCTGCGGCTTTGAATTTACAGAGCGGCAGATGAAGCAGGCGCCGCAGAAATACGTGGTTACCAATCCGGAAGCCATGGCCAACGGTTGCCGGTCGTTTTCCCTCAATGCCTTTTCTTCGCCCTGGATAACCTGGCCGGAAATCATGAGGGAATGGCTGGAGGCCAAGGGAGATCCGGAAAGGGAGAAGGTTGTTACCAATACCCGCTTCGGAGAATCCTATTCACTGCCACGGACCTTCGACACGGATGATGAGAATGAATTCTTGGAGCGGCGTGAAAAGTATGGCGCAGAACTGCCGGAAGGCGTGCTTATTGTGACATGCGCCGTAGACACCCAGGACAATCGTCTGGAATATGAAGTATGCGGCTGGGGAGCGGAAGAAGAATGTTGGGGCATCCGGAAAGGAATTATTTTGGGACCTCCGGATTCTGCCCTTACCTGGAAGACACTGGACGGAATTCTGAACCATACATACCGGTTCAAAGACGGCACGGGGCTCAGGGTAGCAAGAACCTTCATAGATTCCGGCGGCCATTACACGCAAAGCGTCTATGCGTACTGCCGGGCCAATTTCCATCGCGGACGGTTTGCCGTCAAAGGAATGAACCGGCCTGATTATCCATTCCTTCCGAGTAAGCTGGGTAAAAACGAAGATGCTACACTGCCGCTGGTGAAATTGGGTGTTGATGCCGGGAAGGAAATGATTATGGCCAGACTGGCCATTCGTGAACCCGGGCCGAAATCCTTCCATTTTCCCATGGATGAGGAAATGGAAGGAACCTCCCAGCGGGGCTATGATGATATCTATTTCAAAGGACTGATATCGGAGCATAAGAAAATAGTGAAGCGGAATGGGATGCTGCGGGAAATCTGGGAGCCCACGAAGGGCGTAAGGAATGAGCCGCTGGACCTCCGCAACTACAACCTTGCCTGCATCCAGTCGCTCAGGCCTTATCTGGATGCGCTGGCAGCCGAAGGAGCAAGCGCCAGAGTATCGGAAGAAAAGAAATCCGTAAAACGCATAAAGCCAAAGAAAAAGAAGCATGTATTCAGCACCACCAGCATTTGGTGAAAGGAGGGGCCCCGTGGCTAAAAATATACAGAATGAACGGCTGGCAAGGTATCTGGAAGCCGAGAAAGCTGTCCTTATGGGACAGTCCTATACAATCGGAAACCGCACCTTGACCAGGGCCAATTTAACAAGTATCCGCAATGCCATTGATGACCTCATTGCAGGCGGTGCCACCATTGACGGCTATGAAGCAAAGCCGGCCGGAGCCGCCCGGCGGGTCATCATGATGGATTAGGAGGGAGTTTATGAGAAGAAAAAGACGTATCAGGAATAAGCGGATTCGCTCGCCTACCAACAGCGGGTATTCTGAGGGTGGGGCTTCGCTGCAGAAAGATTCTCTGAGAACCTGGCAGCCAAAGCGGCTCTCTTCCAAGAGCGACATCGACGCCAACCTGGTAACTTTGAGAAACCGGGCGGCGGACCAGTCAATCAATACGCCCATCGGTTCAGCTGCTATAGTGACAAGCGTCATGCAGTCCGTAGGGGCAGGGCTTAAACTTTTCCCTCGAATTTCCTACAAGCGGCTGGGGCTTACGGCAGAAGAGGCGAGGGAATGGTGCCGGAATACGGCCGCGGAGTTTGATATCTGGGCAGGAACGGCCGAGTGCGACCTGCACAGACGGAATAATTTCTACGACCTCCAGAATATCGCCTACGCCACCTACCTTACAGACGGAGACAGCTTTGCACTGTTCCGGCGGAAAAAGGCCACACCGCTTTCCCCTTACAGTCTGCGCATCCAGCTAATTGAAGGCAATAGGGTAAGCAATCCGATTGGCGCGTCCATGGCTGAGACCATTTCCAACTACGGAGTAGAGACGATAAACCCGGATAACGGGAACCACATCATCAGCGGCGTGGAGGTAGACAGGGACGGAGCCATGACAGCTTTCTGGGTATCCAACAAGGTGCCCGGTGATTTAGTGAACGTAGGCGATTATCCGGTATGGCAAAGGGTGGAAGCCTTCGGAAAGCTGACCGGAATGCCTAACATCCTTCAGATCTGTCACGATACCAGGGCGGAACAGTACAGGGGCGTGCCTTATCTGGCGCCGGTGCTGGAGAATCTGAAAGAAATATCCAGATACTGCTCTGCAGAGCTGACATCAGCCATCATCCGGAGCTTCCTGTCCGTGTTCTTTATCAACACCACGGGAAGCAGCAGCCTTTCCGATATGCTCCCTTCCACTTACGAGGGGGATGAGGATGATGATGGTACGATTGATACTAAGACCTATAAACTGGGCCCGGGGACGCTGAATTCACTTCCTAAAGGAGTGGATGTGAAGACAGTGGACAGTGCCAATGCGCAGAGTACCTACGATTCGTACATGACACACCTGGAAAAGGGCATTGCGGCAGGGGTGAACATCCCCTATGAAGTGCTTTTCAAGAACTTCAATTCCTCCTATGCGGCATCCAGGGCGGCGCTTTTGCAGGCGCGAGATGAATTCAAGACTCGGCGCCAGTGGTTTGCTAATGATTTCTGTCAGCCGATATATGAAAACTGGCTGGCGGAAGCCATCGCGCTGGGGAGAATCAAAGCGCCAGGATTCTTTGAAGATCCCAAAATCAGGCGAGCCTGGTCAAAGGCAGAATGGTTCGGGCCGTCCATGAGTATCCTGGACCCCGTGAAAGACGTAAACGGCAGCGCACTTCGCGTTACCTACGGACTTTCCACCAGGGAAAGGGAAGCGGCGGAAATGACATCCAGCGATTTTGAGGAAAATCTGGAACAGCTTGCCTATGAGCAGTCTCAGATTGATAAATACAACCTGAGACTGGGCAATCCGGAAGTGCTGGCCGGGAAAATAGAGGAAGAAGGAAGTGATACCAATGGGAAATAAGAAATTCTGGGAAATCAGGAACAGTGCTGCCGATGATGATACGGTAGACATTCTGCTTTATGGAGAAATCCAGAGCGACGGGAGTTATTTTCCCGGGAAGAACTCATCCACATCCTTTGCAGAGGACCTGAATTCATGTGGAGGGAAAAGCATCAACCTCCGCATCAATTCACCGGGCGGGAATATTTTTGAAGCGCAGGCCATTTATAACCTGCTGAAAGCCTACAAGGGCAGGGTAACCGCCCACATCGACGGAGTATGTTCCAGCGCAGCCACCGTGGTAGCATGTGCGGCGGAATCTATCATTATGCCGGCAAACAGCCTTTTCATGATTCATAACCCCGCCTGCTATATGGACGATGTGGCGGAGGCTGATAAGCTAAGAAAAACAGCAGATATGCTGGACAGTACAAAAGCTTCCATCGTAAATGTCTATCTGGCGAAAACAAAGGGAAAAATTACCGAAGATGAAATCCGCTCCATGATGGACAGTGAAACATGGATGACTTCAGAGGAGGCTCTGGGGAATGGATTCGTGGATGAAGTGGATGATTTCGGAGTTAATGCCGCCCTGAATGATGGGGTAGTAGTGGTGAATGGAATTTCAATGCCGCATATCAAAGCGCGGCAGGAAGAATTGGTCAAAATGATGACCGGAAAGAGACAGGTAAAGAACGTGGAACAGGAAACAGGTAAAAACGACGTCATTGACCAGATCAAGGACGTACTGGCAAAGCTGGGCATTGGTGCCCAGCAGGAATCCAAGCCGCAGGCGCCGGTAAAGTCTGTGGATGACCAGGAAAAGGAACGCATCCAGGCATTGGATGCATTAAAAGAGGATAACCTCTATGTCAATGCACTGGTAGAAGCAGCCAAAAACAACGGCAGTACTGCTAAATCCATCAAAACTTTTGTGGATGCCATGAATGCCGTACCGAAGTCGGCTGAAAAAACATCTCTCACTGTAGATGAAATCACAAAGCTTATTACAGACCAGCTCAGTTCCGGCGCCGCAGGCGTGGGTGCCATGCCACAGAACGGAATTGCAGATAAGACTGTAAGGACAAAAGCGGCAGTTGATGAAATCGTAGCTATTGCAAATGAAGGTTAAGGAAAGGGAGGATACCATGGATTTTCATACCGAATACGACATCAAAGAGGACAATCTTCTGGCAGGGCCTGAAATTACTACCCTGACAAAGAACATCCCGATTACTGCCGGCACTGCCATGAAGCGCGGCACACTCATCACCATGACAACAGGGAAGGGCGCCGCTACTAAAGCGGCGGAAACCGCTTCCTATGTACTGGCCCGTGATGTGGACGAAAAGGCAGAAATGGCCACCGTTTATACCCGCGGCCGCTTCAACCGTGAAGCCATCATCGTGGCAAGCGGCGACACCGTAGACAAGCATGAAGACGAGCTTCGCCCGTTCGATATTGTTTTCACTTCTCTGAAATAAGGAGGATTCTTAAATGATTGACATCAACGACACTATCAACCTTGCAGCCGCCGTAGAACGATTCAAAACGCCGGCCCATTTTCTGCTGGATACTTTCTTCCCGCAGATTCCGGAAGTATCTGCCACCAAGTATGTACAGGTAGATTCCCGTAAAGGTTCCCGCCGCCTGGCACCTATGATTGTGCGCGGTGCAAAGGGCATCAACATGGAACGCGATGGTTTCCAGACACATCTTTATGCAGCGCCCCTTATGGCCCCGGCATTTACACTGGATTCGGACAAGATCTCTCAGCGTGGTTTTGGTGAAGGCATTTATTCTACTGTAACACCGGCAGAGCGTGCCGCCCGCCAGCAGGCAAAAGACCTGAAAGAGCTTCAGGCCATGGTCATTAACCGTAAGAATAAAATGGCGGCAGAAGTGCTTACTACCGGCAAATACATTATCGAAGGCTACGCAGATGACGGTAAGACTGCCATCTCCGATACCATTGACTACGGCTGGGACCAGAAACTGACTCCTGCCACCGCATGGAGCGCCGCAGGTGCGGATATCTACAACGACATCAAGGGCATGTCTGAAAAGATTCAGGAAAATGCCGGCATGGTACCGACCATCATGGTCATCGGCAAGAACGTAGACAGCTACATGCTGAACAATGACAGCATTATGAAGATGCTGGCTGTTCCGAACAGGGATAACCTGGCTATGATGTCCATCCAGCCCCAGTACCTTTCCCCACAGGTGCAGTACATCGGCAAGATTACATCCCTTAACCTGGAAATCTACCGTTACACCGAAACCTATGTGAACGACGAGGGAGAAGCGGAACCGTTCATTCCGGATGATGATGCCATCATTGCCGTACCGGGAAGAGGCCGCCAGCTTCATGGTGCCGTAACCCTGCTGAACGATGCGGGCGACGGCTTCCAGACCTACATTGCACCCTATGTACCGTACTACTACGCAAACAAAGGCGACCAGGAACTGAAGCTCACAATGTACTCCAGATGCGTGCTGGCGCCTGAATTTGTGGACGACTGGGCAGTGATTCATACCAAAGGAGCCTGATTATGGACGTCGTGGTGAAAGAAGGGTACATTTCCTACAAGGGAAAACTGTACCACGCAGGTGAAGTTGCCCATCTTCCAAAGACGGCCGCGCAGAAGCTTTTCGGCGCAGGCCTGGTGGAAGCGCCGGCGAACAAGACCATGGAGGAAATCGATTCTCCGGCGGACAGCTCCCCGGAAGATGAAGAAGAGAGCGGTGAAGAACTTCCCGCTCCTGATTCAAAGGCGATGGAACGAAAATGAGTGCCTTCAAGGATATGGTGGCGGCGGATAACAAGGACGTATTCCTCAATATGGATGAATTTGGAGAGAAGCACAATCTGAATGGAGCTGACTGCCAGTGCATCCTTCAGAACAGCGCTGCTGTACAGGCTCTCTCCATCGGGGAAGGCATGCACAAAACATATCCGGAACTCTATGGCGATGACCTTGTAGTCAACGTAGAGGCTGGGGAACTGCCCGAAATCCCGGTATACGGACAGCTTTTCAGCGTGGACGATAAGAATTATCTTGTAGACACGGTGAAGGAGGACATGGGAATGCTTACTATCGGACTGGTGGCGAATGAACGATGATGGAAATTCATCTTGATGAGAAGAATCTCCAGATTGCTGACAAGCTTCTAAGCGGAGCCCTGGTCAATGTAAGGGCGGCTTCCTCAGCTGCTATCAACCGTACACTGCCTCATGCCAGAAAAAGGCTGGTGGAGAAGGCAAAGGAACGGTATGTAGTCAAACCGGGTCCGCTCAAGGGGAGCATTCGACTTCTTAAGGCGGGAGCAGGAAGTATGACAGGCATTGTGAAATCATCCGGTCACCCACTGCCGCTGAGCTATTTCCAGACGCGATTTCCGCGGACGAAACGTGCCAGTGCCCGCGTATTGAGGAATGGCATCCTAAAGCCTGTAAAAGGGCTGTTCAAGCAGGGACATATATTCCACCGAAAGCAGCCCGCCCGGTATCCGCTTACTATTCCTGCGGGCCCATCGGCCCCGCAGATGGTTGGGTATGACAAAGGTGTAAGCGCCATTCTTCCGGATGTGGAAGACTATCTAAATCAGAGATTTCTTCATGAAGTGACCTATCGGTTTAAAGGCTTTGGAGGCTGACTATGATTCTGCAGGAAGTTATGGAAAATCTGGCGGATTATATCCGTGAAGTAGTCAAAGGCTACGATCAGCAGCAGAAAACGAAAAGATTTCCAATCGTTGTGTATGCCGGATACCCTCCTGTAAAGACATCATCCGATGAGACAGCGTCCTTTGTTTACTGCTTGGTAACCGAATTTCATGATGATGAAGATAAACTGGGGACCGCGGAAGTGGAAATCGGATTTTCAATCTGCGACGAGGATCCCCAGGAGGGTTCCAGGGCGCTGGTTAATCTCATGGAGCATGTGCGGCAGGCACTTCTCCGCAAAAGAACGCTGGGGAATAGGAACAGGCTGGTGCTTCCCATGAGTGGAAGTCTAGTCAATCCTCAGCCCTATCCGCAGTGGCAGGGGAGGATTAACGCCGCCTACACCATTGCCCAGCCAGTGGAGGAAGGACTTGATTTCTGATGGAAAGGATTATTTACGTAGGGCCCTCCCTTTCGAAGAGCCGACTGCTGCATGCAACGGTGTTCATCGGAGGAATCCCCCAGTATGTGAATGAGATCATAAAGGAGCATCCCTGGTTCAAGAATCTTTTGGTTCCGGCGGACAGATACGTGGAAACCATGAAGATTGCCAAGAAAACGGGGACGGCTCTCAATATTTACGCAAAGCGTTGCAAGGAGGTTTAATTATGGCCTATAAACATGGCGTATATACCAGTGAAGTGCCTACAAGTGTGATTCCGCCAGTGAACACGACTGCAGGGCTTCCGGCTATTTTCGGTACGGCGCCTGTACATTTGGCATCCGACAGAGCGGAAGCCAATAAGCCGGTACTCTGCTACACCTACGATGATGCAGTGAAGCAGTTCGGCTATTCCAAGGACTGGAAGAAATATACCCTCTGCGAAGCGGTATATGGCATGTTTGCCCTTTATAACAGGGCGCCGGTGGTACTTGTCAATGTGCTTGACCCCGCAAAGCATAAACAGGATAAGACCAATCAGGCAATCACGTTCAGCACAGACCGTACGGCAGTTGTGACTGATCCGGTGCTTCTGGATACACTGAAGGTTAAGACAGTGGAATCGGGACAGCCGCTTGTAAAAGGGACAGACTACGAGGCGGCATACGATGATGATGAACAGCTGATTATCACTGCCCTTTCCGGAGGTGCTCTCAAGGATGCGGAAACCGCAGTCATTGATTACTCTGCTGTAGATGCCTCCGCAGTCACGGAAGAAGATATCATCGGCGGCGTGGATGTATCTACCGGGAAGAAGAAGGGACTGGAAACATTGAACCAGGTATTCCCCATCACAGGACTTGTTCCCGGCATCGTGCTGGCTCCCGGTTGGACAGATAAGCCTTCCGTGGAAGCCATCATGAAGGCAAAAGCAGGGAATATCAACGAACATTTCAAGGTCATCTTGCTTTCAGATATTCCCACATCTGAAGTCAAGAAATACACAGACGCTTCTTCCTGGAAGAACCAGCATAACTATACCGGCGTGGACGAAGTGGCATGCTGGCCTATGGTAAAGATGGGAGATTTCATCTACCACATGAGCACCCACATGTTGGGCGTGATTGCCGCCACCGACAGCACCGATGAAGATGATGTGCCTTATATCTCCCCATCTAACAAGTCCATGCAGATGGAAGGGCTCTGTCTGGAAGATGGTACAGAAGTGGTCATGGCTCCCGAAGAAGCCAACTACCTTAATGGCCAGGGCATCATTACAGCGCTGAATTTCATCGGAGGCTGGAAGAGCTGGGGAAATAATACGGCCTGCTATCCGGCGGATACCGATGCAAAAGACCGCTTCATCTCCAGCCGGAGAATGTTCAACTGGCATGCCGCTACCTTTATCCAGACATATTGGAGCAAGGTGGACAGCCCGACGAATAAGAGGCTGATTGAAACGGTCATTGATTCCGAAAACATCCGTCTGAATGGTCTTGTGGCCGCACAGAAACTGCTGGGAGCCAGGATTGAGTTCAACGAAAGTGAGAACCCGACTACCAGCCTTCTGGATGGAAAAATTAAGTTCCACACCTATTTCACGCCGCCACTCCCAGCAAAGGAAATCGACAACGTTATCGAAATGGACGTGGATTATTTTAAGTCGCTCTTTGCATAAGGGAAGGAGAAAGAAATGAATGTACCGGAAAAACTGATTAATTTCCGCGTCTACAACAATGGTGCGGATTTAGTAGGGTCTGCCGACGTGACTCTTCCTAAGCTGAATGCAATGACCCAGACGGTGAAGGGCGCCGGGATCGCGGGGGAAATTGATTCCCCCGTTCTGGGGCACTACAGCTCCACGGAAGTGGAAATCAATTTCAGGACCATCGACAAGGATTCTATTACCCTGGCTTCACCAAAGGGACATCATTTGGACATCCGCGGTGCGCAGCAGGTCTATGATTCCTCTACCGGCGAATATGTGGTGAAGAAGCTCAAGCTGGTGGTGAGAGGCGTACCGAAAACCGATGACCTTGGGAAACTGGATGTGGGTGCTACCACGGATACCAAGCTTACCCTGGAATGCGACTATATCAAACTCACAATTGATGGAAAGACCGAAATCGAACTGGACAAGTACAACTATATCGCCAATATTGGCGGCGTAGACTACCTGGCAGATGTGCGCGACGCTCTGGGCCTGAACTGATGGAAGAGAGGTAAGGGTTTATGAAATACAAAATGTACAAGAAAAACGAGCTTGCCAAGAAATTGGAACTGCTGACAGGTGAGGATTTCACAGCTGCGGAAGAACAGGCAAGAATGGATGGAGAAAAGAGCCTGGATATCATGACATCCAGACGCTTTTATGCGGCGGTGGCCGCAAGAGCCTATAAAGTTCCACTGGAAGATATTCTGGAGCTGAACATCCAGGAATACGCCGCAATCACAGGAGACGTAGGAGGTTTTTTACTAGGAGGGGGTTCGGAGGAAAAACAGGAGCCGCCGAACAAATCCGAGAAATCTGCATAGGGCTATCCTTAAACGGACTTGGACCTGTGGGATACTGGATGACAATGCCGCTCAACAGACTGATTACATGGGTTGAAAGTTTTGAAAGATTCAATGCCACAAAATAAAAGCCGGCCAAAAGGCCGGCTTGACAACTCATAACTTTAACCCGGGAGGGAAAAAGTAGGATTTGATTCTCAGGTAGTATGGTTTCAACCAATTTCGAATCAAAATAGAAACACCTAATATTATGCCGATAATATAGGATAATCCCATAATAATGTAATAAAGGAAGAGGAGAAACGCTAATAATCCGAGGACGAAAGAGATAGCAGACATATGAATCACCCCCTTTATTTATATTATAGCAGATTCCGGGAAGGAGGTAACCTATGGGAAAGACTATTAACTTCTCCTTTGCTATTAACGGGCTGTTGGACCCAAGCTTCTCACACATGACAGGGCAGGCAAAGCAGCAGCTGGCGGACTTGAGCCAAAAGACAAGAGAAACTAATGCAGTTATCAAACAGCTGCGCAATGGATTCAAGCAGGGGGTCATCAGCCAGGGAACCTACGATACCGGGAAAGAATTTTATTCTGGACAGCTGAAAGCCCTTCAGGCGGAACGAGGAAGAATCCGAGGCATGGTGCAGGAGAAAATGGGCGCCATGCTGAATCTCAGCAACTCCACCAAATCGCTGTTGGGATTTGGCTTCGCTGTCAGAACGTTGGCTGCTCCATTAGTAGGGCTTGTCCAGACATCAGCTAACTTTGAGGCGGCTATGTCAAAAGTAGGGGCTATTACCAACGCCACGTCAGACGATATTAAAAAACTGACCATGACTGCCAGGGAACTGGGAGAAAAGACACAGTTTACCGCCACCCAGTCAGCTGACGCCATGAGCTATCTGGGTATGGCCGGATGGAATGCGGAGCAGATCATGCAGGGCATGCCCGGGCTTTTAAACCTGGCTGCTGCCGGCGGAACAGATTTGGCAAGGACGGCGGATATCGTATCCGATGACCTCACGGCCTTCGGACTGTCCGCAGAGCAGGCTTCTCATATGGCAGATGTCTACGCCGTTACGATTACGAAGACCAATACCAATGTGGAAATGCTGGGGGATACCATGAAATATGCGGCTCCTGTAGCTCATGCATTTGGCGTATCCATGGAAGAAACGGCAGCGCTGGCCGGCCTGATGGCAAATTCCGGCATCAAAGCCAGCCAGGCTGGTACAGCTCTGAGAACAGGCTTTCTACGGCTTGCCGGGCCACCCAAAATGGCGGCTGATGCATTAAACCAGCTGGGACTTTCTGCTCAGGACTTGACTGCAGAACAGAAGGAAGCCACCATGGCCTTGGAATCTCTTGGCATTGAAGCAGGGAACGTAGAAGGACCACAGAAAATGACCCGCATCCTGACGGAGCTGAGAGAAAAAATGAAAGGGCTCAGCGGAGATGAGCAGCTTGCGACAGCAAAAGCCATCTTTGGGCAGGAAGCAGCTTCCGGATGGCTGGCAGTATTGAATTCAGCGCCGGGGACGTTCGAGGAATTGGTGAAGTCCATACAGGATTCCGACGGTGCTGCTGAGAAGATGGCACAGACCATGCAAAACAATGCAAAAGGTGCCATGACAAGGCTTCAGAGCGCCATGGAATCTATGGAGATATCTATTGGAGGAGTACTGCTTCCGGCATTGGCCGATGCGGGCGATGCCGCTGCCAAGTTTGCAGGGAGCCTTTCAAAACTTGCGTCAGAACATCCGGGGCTGATTAAAGGCACGATTGAGTTCGCCGCAGGGCTTGCAGGATTTATCGGAATTGTTAAAACAGCAAGGCTCCTAGTAGATGGATACAAATTCTCTATGCTCGCCATGCATGGTGTGATTGAAACGGTAAAATTAGCTCAAGTCGGATTGAATGTTGCAATGATGGCTAATCCGGTCGGTCTTGTAACAGCGGGGATTATAGCATTAATTGCGGCGGGATATGCGCTCTATAAAAATTGGGATACAGTTACCGCGTTCGTTTCAAACGGATGGGAAACAATCAAAACCACTGCTTCCAATGCAGTAGATACCGTGGGAGAGGTAATAACACATCTGCCCTATTATGCAGGCTATGCTGTCGGGGCTATTGTAGGATGGTTCATGCAGCTTCCGGGAAGAATCATACAGGCTATCGAAGAACTGCCGGATGACGTTATGAGTGTGTTTGTATCATGTGAATCGGCGGGAAGTACATTTATTTCCGAAGCATCCTCCTGGGGATCTCAGGCTGTAGATGGAATCATCCAATGGTTTTCAGACCTTCCAGGAAGGCTGACTGCATATGTCTCCTCTGCCTGGGAAAGCGCTAAGGCGGCTGTCGGAAATTTCAAGATAGGATTTCAGGCCGGAAATAATGGAGAAGAACCGGATACGCATAATGCGTATGGAGGTATTTATCCAAGAGGCGAGTTCATTACCACATTTGCAGAAAAGAGCCCGGAAGCGGCTATTCCTCTGGACGGAAGCCATCGTTCCATCAGCCTGTGGGAAAAAACGGGAAGCATGATTGGAGCCTTTGACAACAAAAACAGACTCAGCGTACCGGCCAATGCGAGGAAGGAAACGAACATTTCCGTTGATTTCAAACCGAACATCACCATCCAGGGAAATGCGGATGAGACTGTCATCCAGAATGCCATGCAGCTTACCATGAACCAGCTGAAACGAATGCTGCAGGAAATCAAAAGGAATGAAAGAAGGGTGGTCTATGAGTAGCAAATATAGAACGGTACAGGGAGACATGTGGGACAGCATCGCCAAGAACTGCTATGGCAGCGAGCTTGGCATGAACGCTCTTATGGAAGCCAATCACCGATATATTGATATTGTCGTATTTCCGGCGGGCATAGAACTTACCGTGCCGGATTACAGCAAGCCGGAAACATCCAACTTTCCGCCCTGGAGGAGATAATGCTGCCGCGTCAGATTGTCCCGGTCATTAAGTACAACGGGAAAGACATCTCTTCCGACCTTTCACCATTCCTTGAGTCCATTTCCTATACAGACAACCTGTCCGGATATGCAGATGATATCTCCATCAACCTGGATGATAGAAGAGGTCTCTGGGAAGGAGACTGGTTCCCGGACCGCGGAGCAACTCTTGAAGTATCGCTGATAAGCCGGAACTGGGGAAGCCTCCTGGAAGGAACCAGAGAGCTGAAAATAGGGATGTTTGCACTGGATTCCATTGACGGGAGTTCGCCGCCCAGGGTTATGGAGCTCAAGGGCACTTCGGTGCCGGAAAATAACAATCTTCGGGGCGTCGAGCGCACGAAATCATGGGAAAAGGCTGAAATGAAGACCATAGCCAATGACGTGGCCCAAGGGGCAGGGATGGAGCTTGTATACGACTGCAGTGATAATCCTTCCATCGACCGGGCGGAGCAGACAGAACAGTCCGACTTATCTTTCCTGCTGAAGCTTTGCGAGGACCAAGGCATGGCTCTTAAAATCTGCAACAACCAGATAGTCATATTTGATGAAACGGATTATGAGAAAAAAGAGCCCAAAATAACGATTGTAAGGCCGGGAATGGCCTATATTGTTCAAAAGGATATGACCTATATCACCAACATAACAGGATATCGACTGCATGCAGTGACAAGGGATATCTACAAAGCCTGCCATGTACAGTGCAACGACACTGATTCAGGAAGCAACATCGAGGCGACTTTTATGGATCCTTCCAAAAGCGAAGGTAAAACGCTGCAGGTAAAAGAACAGATCAAATCTATTGCGGAGGCCGAACGGCTTGCGAAGAAAAAACTTCGTGAGAAGAACAGGGAAGAAGTGACAATGACAGTGGACACCATGGGGAATTTTGCCCTGCTGGCATCGGAAACAGTAAATGTCCTGGGCTTTGGGAAATTTGATGGGAAATACATCATCGTTACCGCCAAACATGAAATAGGAAACGGATACACAACGAGCATAGATTTAAGGAGGTGCCTTAATGGATACTAACCAGCTGAAGAACCTGGTGCGCGTCGGTATTGTTTCATCTGTCAATGGCGCGGCATGCCGCGCCAGGGTTACCTTTCCGGATAAGGATAATCTGGTCAGCGACGAGCTGCCGGTACTCCAGATTGGCGCGAATGGTACGGAAGGGTACCATGTGCCGGAGGTAGGGACTACGGTGCTCTGCCTCTTTCTCCCCAACCCTGCCGGAAAGGGGATGGCATCCGGCTTCATTCTGGGGGCCTATTATACAAAATCGAAATCGCCTTCAGAAACGGATGAATCAGTAAGATCCGTCAAATTCCCTGATGGGAGCTTTGCAAAGTATGACCATGGAACAATTACCATCAACGCGGCTTCAAAGATTATTCTGAAGGCGCCGGTAATCAACATCAACTAAGGAGGAAGCCATGCCGAAAGCTACAAGACTGGGAGACAACGATACGGGTCATGATGCCTGCTCTCCTACGGCTTTAGTATCGGCCAGCGGAGATGTATTTATCAATGGGAAAGGCGCCGGACGGGTCGGAGACACTTATGCTCCCCATGGATGTGATGTGCATCCTTCGCACAGTGGGCATATTTCATCCGGAAGCAGCTCGGTATTTATCAATGGGAAGGCGGCGGCTCGCGTCGGAGACCCGGTAAGCTGTGGAGGCAGTGCAGCACAGGGTTCGCCGGACGTTTTCATAGGAGGATAATATGCTTGTGGGATTTCTAGGAGACATACCATTCATTGCTTCAAGAAATAAGGTCAGGACATTTGACGATTTTCAGAAGCAGTCTGATGGCAGGTGGCAGGAGCATAACATCATCGGGAAGAAGCCGGAAAGCGAATTTATTGGCCCGGGGATAGAAGAAATCACTTTCAAAATACTTTTGAGAAGCGACTTGGGGGTCAACCCCGCCAAAGAAGTCAAGAAATTGGCAAAAATGCGGGATACCGGAGAAGTCATTCCTCTTGTCATAGGGAACCGGGTCATCGGCGATAATTATTGGGTGGTCAAAGGAATTTCTGAAAACGTGACATTCTGGAGTAAATTCGGACATCCGATTTCTATATCCCTTTCAGTCACTCTTTCCGAATATGCCGACCGGCAGGCAACACTGAAGCAGGCGTATTATGAGGCGTTATCATGAACAGATATACGATTCAAGGCACGGGACCGATACAGTTCAGTCCTGGAAATGAACTGGAAGAAATCTTCCAGAACATAAGGACCATCCTGAGCACGCCGAAAGGAAGTGTGCCGCTGGATAGGGATTTCGGAATTGACCTTTCCTATCTGGACAGCCCGACTCCGGTGGCTGAAGCAAAACTGACAACAGAAATTATTGCAGCGGTTAAAAGATATGAACCCCGGGTATCCGTTACAGCCATCAGCTTTACCGGAGACATGGATGGGAAACTTAAACCGGTGGTGGAGGTGAGAATCAATGGAACTGAGTAACCTGAATCCGATTTCATTTGCAGAAACAGATGCGGAAGCCGTAAAAAGGGAAATCATCCAAAAGTATGAAGAGGCATCCGGAAGGACGCTGGCCCAGGGAGACCCCATCCGGCTTTTCCTATTGACCATTGCCGATGTCATCATCCATCAGCGTGAACTCATCAATTTTACCGGCAGGATGAATCTGCTGGCTTATGCTGAAGGTGACTATCTTGACCATCTGGGAGCGCTGCTGGATGTAGGGAGGATTCAATCCCAGCCTGCATCGGTCACTCTGAAGTTCACCCTTTCCACATCGGAGAATGGTGCCACGGTTATCCCGAAGGGCACGAGGGTTACCGGTGGAGATAAAAAAATCTATTTTGCTGTGGATGAAGACACTACCATTCCTTCCGGTGAAAAGGAAGGGACGGTCAAGGCCACCTGCACGGAGAACGGTACAAAGGGGAATGGATTTTCTATTGGTACCTTAAACAAGCTGGTGGATCCTCTGCCATTTGTCGGAAGCGTATCCAATACCACTATTTCCGCAGGCGGCGGAGATATGGAAGCCGATGATTCGTATCGTGAAAGGATTCATGAAGCGCCCGAGTCATTTTCCGATGCCGGCTCCTATGGAGCCTATAAGTACTGGTCCAAAACAGCCAATGCAGATATTTCCGATGTATATGTATCATCTCCATCTGCAGGCGAGGTGCTGATTGTGCCTTTACTTTCCGGCGGAAAGGTACCGGAACAGGAAGTCCTGGACAATGTGATGGAGGTATGCAGCGCAGAAAAGGTCAGACCGTTGACAGACCATGTGACCGTATCTGCGCCCACCACGGTAAGCTATGATGTCTCTGCATCCTATACAATTTCCAGTGACAATAAAGCCCACGCTTCGGAAATCCAGGCCGCCGTGAAGCAGGCGGTGGATGATTACATTCTTTGGCAGCGGGAGAAGCTGGGAAGGGATATTGATCCATCAAAACTCTATGCCCTAATGGTAAAGGCAGGAGCTGAAAAAGTAACCGTCACATCTCCCGCACTCACGGCAGTAGATGCAGGTAAAATTGCGGTGACCGGTACGCCAACTATTACCTTTGGAGGGGTGAGCAGTGAATGAAACTGAATGAAACGGAAATTTCAAAAATCCTTCCTTCATCCCTGCAGGCCGATGAAAATGTGGTGCATACATCTAAAGCAGTAACAGATTCTGTAAACAATGTCACCGCCGAAACGGTGAACGAGCTGATTATGAGCCGGATTGATGAGCTGCCGGAACCGGTAGTGAATTCACTGGCCTGGCAGCTTCATGTAGACACCTACAGTGAAGACCTGGACATTGCACAGAAGAGAAAACTGGTAAAGAATGCAATAAAGGACCATAAGTACAAAGGGACGTCCTGGGCCGTGAAATCAGTGGTCGAAGTGCTCTTGAACTATGCGAAGGTGGAAGAATGGTTTGAATACAAAGGGAGCCCTTACCATTTCCGGGTGAACGGAAGTTATGGACCTATTGGCAATGGTGATTCACTGCAGAGCCTGGTAAATGCCATCAATGAAGCAAAAAATGTGCGTTCCTGGCTTGATGGGATTTCATTTGAAAGGCAGAAGCCGGTAAGCAAATACCTGGCCATGCCTGTTGTTATGTATAAAGAAATTCGTATAGGCATGCCGGATGTAGGACCACAGACTACGGCTATGAGTAAAGTGATTTCAATGCCTATATCTATTTTCAAGGAGGTAAAAGTAAATGGCTGATTTCAAAGCAGGAGTATTAACGAACCTGGGTAAGGCACTGGCCGCAAAAGTAGAAGCTGGAAAATGCAAGTTTCAATTCACCAAAATGAAAGTAGGCGATGGATCTCCAGCGACCATTGAACCGATGACTGACCTGGCAAGTCCTAAAAAGGTGCTAGACCTTTCAGCTGTGACGCCGTATGACAAAGGAACATGCGATGTGGAAGCCGTGATGACCAATGCCGATCTGGATAAAGGCTTCTACCTGAAGGAAATCGGGCTCTTTGCCACAGATCCGGATGTCGGGGAAATTCTCTATTGCGTGGCCACCGCCAGCGATGCTGATTACATCCAGGCAAAAGGTGGAGCTACCGTACTGAGCGTTGCAATCCATATGACAATCGCCATTAAAAGCGTAGATGATGTAGTGACGGATGTTGATATTAAAGGCCTCGTGACGGCAGCAGACCTTAAGGCACATAACGAATCGGAAACAGCCCATGAGAACCTTCTGATGGTGACAACCACTGCGAATAAGCCTGCATCCATGTCGGATAGAGGCCTTTGGGTAGAAATCAAAGACGGCTTGAAATCCATTCTTCACCGGTGGAACAAAACTACCAAGACCTATGACACACTGCACCCTGAGACGGAATCCGCCCAGATTACCGACTGGCACAGCGGTATCATGGCAAGCCTTGCAAGTAAGACCCTCGGGACCGTGGTAGATGCTATTACTACTGATTCCGTGCTGGGGAAGCTTATCAAGATGCTGCTGGATGCGAGCGGCGTTAAATATCTCATCGACACCAACGGATATGTTTGTTTCGGCAGTCTGTTTGGGGGATTAATTATACAGTGGGGAAGTATCGTATCAGGAAGTGATGGATTCGGAACAGTTAATTTTCCTCTATCGTATACGCAAAATTGCTTTGGGATTTATGCCATGGCAGAAGACATTCAAGAAACGCATGAACATATTTCGTACTATTTCTTGGAAAAATCTAGTTGTATGTTTTATACAGAAACAAATGAAAACAAAGGAAAATCGTTGCACTGCTTATACTTTTCTGTCGGATATTAAGCCCAGATGTTGAACAGTGGGGAATTATGCATCATTCTGGCTCGGCACCATGGACAGGCTTATTTCCAATTGCATTTAAAAAGAATGTGTTTTCAGTGAATATCAATCGATATGGAGGGAAAGACTGTTACTCGTGGGTTGTTTATAATTGCTCCCCATCTGGATTTACATGGAAAGATATCGGTGTCGATGGGAACTCTGGTTTAGGAGACGACATGTTTCTTATAGCCGTAGGGAATTAATTAGTGGCAGATTGCAATCCAGTATCCATACAATACGGTGATGCTACCATCCCTCCTTACCCCGTCAACAAAGAATCCACCATTTTGGTAATTATAAGTAGTTAGTACTAATGGGTAGTGGTCTTTGTTTATGTCATTGATTACCACGGATATTGGTGTTGCGCTTAAAGGCAAAGCAATATATGAATTTGTTTCAACTTCATTAATTAATCTCCACTGTCTATTTACCTATGGCTACATAGAATAAGCCTGCCTTATCGCCAGAATCCGAAAAAGAATTAACATAAATATAATAAGTAAATCCCGTGTTATTTAATTCTTTGCGTTCAGCTAAATTAAACCATCCAGCTGTAATAATTCCATAGCAAGTATTAAATGCCAATGGGAAGTATAATTCTCGCGCATTTGAATCTTGACTTCCCCACTGTTCATTACATACCTATCGCAACATATTCGGCTGCTGGCCCATTGGTTTCGGAACAACGCAAAAGGCAATAATCAACCGCCTTATGGTTATACAGGATGCCATTAAGATATGCCGTCGCATTATCTTCAATGTGCCCTGTAGCACAGATTACATAGTTGGCATTTGTGAAAGATATCGGAAACACTGCTTGTGCTGTTTTAGCGGCAGCCCACGGTGCAGTTCCCCACTGTTTAATGTCCGATAGCAATCCAGCGCCCGAATATTACATTCTCTACATCACCGGTGTAGCTGCGACGGGAATAGGCATAGAAAGATTTACTGCTTAATTCATGTACCCCATAACTTAAAGGACAACCATTTGAAGCCGTATCGGTAATTACTACAACATATAACGCCGATGCGAAAGCAATCGGAAGTGTTGTTTCTGAATTGTTAGGTGTATTGTTTAAAAAAATTTCCCACTGTCTAAAAGCTTATGAAAAGCCAAGATATTTTCAGACCGCTGTCAATCGGAATATCACCCGGCTGTGAACCAGTATTCCATACATGTGCTACTAGCCCTGTAACAGAAACAGACGCTTGAGCCCAACCGGGAATATCGCCATAGTTGCATATGGCAATGGGGATATTAGTGCCAGCATAAATTGGAAGCGTAATGTTAAAAGTTTTGTCTTGTAGTGGGTTAATCTCAGTTAATGTGTTAAATCCCCACTGTATAAAGGATGTAGTGAAGCATGGATGACAACATTTACTCTGGGATCCTTGGCGATTTTTAAAAGACAAGAAATGTAGCTAGAACGTCCAAATGAGCACTTTTCGATAATATCCGAATCACTGAAAAGCGTTGATTCGGGCGTTTTAGCTAGAAGCATTAGTAACAGAGATAATGTTGAGCAATTCCAGCAGTTTCAAGTTTTGCGTTGGTGATAACTAGAAACGTAATAGTAACAAATTACTTTAGCAATTCTATGCATTTCCGAAGCTGCCTGATACCTTTATGCGTGTACACTCGCTCAGTCACATCTCCACCAGCATGCCCAAGTATGCGGCGCTTAGCTGTCTCGTTTGCTCCAGCATTATCAAGTAGTGTTGCTACAGTGTGCCGGCAATCATGAGTTGTGTGACCATCTGCATGGATTTCCGTCATGATGCGCCTCCACATGTCGCAATACCGACTATAGCTATATGGATTACCTGCATGATCCGTAATGAGATACTGACCAGGTGATTGCATGCGAGCAATAATCAGCGACTGGATGCGGTGGTGGATGGGGATAGTACGGATGCCTGCCTCTGTCTTTGACCTGGTGATCCGGATCAGTTGCTGCCGAAGGTTGATGTCTGATTTTAAAAGAGCCAGCATTTCACCTACGCGCATTCCAGTATAAAGAAGGATCAATACAGTATCGACACCAGGGGAATCCAAGACATTCCACAGTCGGTTAATCTTCTGCCGGCTGAAAGGCTTATGCGGATGCACTGGATGATTCCTCCCCAGGGAGAGCAGGGATGCATAGTTCTTCCCTCCGGCTTCAATCTTCTCAGCATAAGCAGACATGAGTGAAATTAAGGAACGGACCTTTTTCAGAGAACTGTAAGACAGCCCGCTCTTTCGCATGTCATCAATAATCTTCTGGTAGTCTGCATATTTCAGATCCTGTATTGGCTCATAGTGAAGAGGAACCAAGTGCTTGAATGAATTGGAATAGCTATTCAAAGTGGACTGCGATGGGTTCGTATTTGCCGTATGGGCAGGAAGCCATCTATGATATAGCTCTGCTAATGTGACCTGATGACCTGGAAGGACGTGATGAAGATGGACCTTGTTATAATCAGCCTGAAAGATTTCGGCCTCCACCTGCGTTGTAAAGTATTCAACCGGCTTTTGGCGTCCATTAACACTGACAACAAATATAAATGGCCGCCGCCTGTTGCCGGAGAGCCTTTTTATTGAACCGTATCCGTTTGGTTTACGCATTTTTATCACCTCTAGTTATTTGTAAAGGAGAAAAAGCATGAATGCAACAAATGTTGATTATTACATCGTCGGCTTTAAGTCGGACGGTAGCCGTGCCGCCGGTAAAATTTGTATGTTTGACCCAATTAAACATCCGGATAAGCTGAAAGCTGAAGCAGAAAAAATGAAAGCGGATAACGCCGACATTGTGACAGTAAAAGCTGTTACCACCGAAGATTATATGAACCTGCTGGGAAATAATACTAATGGGAAAGAGTACATCCTGAGCGGTGAAACCTTTGTGCCGAAGCCGGATTATGTACCCACCGAAGCCGAGGAAAAGCAGGCCGCCATCGCTACTATAAAAGCAAAGTATCAGCCAACACTGGATAGTCTTGTTGATGCGAGAGTTAAAGCCGCAATGCTGGGCGCCGATACAACTAAGATTGACAGCCAGTACAAAACCACGCTAGCTAGCATGACTGCGGAAATCAAGAATGCATAAGAGGAGGAATAAATCATGGAATTTTGCGAATATTGCGGTAATCTGCTGAATGAAGACGGGCGTTGCCCATGGGAAGGCTGCCCTCATAACGCAATCATTGATGCCATGGCAGAAGCCAAAGCAGCCGATGAAGCAAAGACAGAGAAGAGTGAGGACAAAACCTGATGGATATTAACACCTTGCTTATTTACACGCAGAAAGCGGTCAGCCGTTTAATTGACGGTTGGCCGTTTAAAATTGCCGTGGGCGGGATTGTTGCGCTTGTACAATTTCACTTTGAACTGATTACTCTTTTTGCGGTGCTTATCGTGATTGACCTGCTGACAAAGTGGCTTGCATTAGCTTATGAGTTTATTAAAACTAAAAGCAATGCTCCAACCGTTATTGATACCATACATGCCATGCCTGCCGCACACAGGGCAGGAGTTATTTCTTCCAGGCAGATGAAAAATCAGTTTCTTTTAAAAATGAGTGTATATGTGCTTGTAACTATTGTTAGCAGTATTGCGGACATTATGATTTCTGCCGTACACCATCCGGCAGTGCTCATGGATCTTTGCATTTCGTATTTGGCCGCTTCTGAATTGCTGTCAATTATTGAGAATCTTAATGATGCCGGTGTTTCTTGCTTAGCGGGGCTTGTGAACATAGTGAAAAAGAAAGCCGGTATTGAGAGCGCCCCTGCGGCCCTTAAAGAGAAACAGCCACCAGCAGGAAAGGATAGAGAAAATGGATGAAGAAATTACTTTAGAAGAACTCGGAGAAAAACTGGATGACCCGGCGGTAAATGCGGACCGCGTATATATCCATTGGACTGCGGGGCATTATGGACAGCGTCCGGAGGATTATCACATCAATATTGATAGTGATGGAGGAGTATATCTCACACGACCGCTATGGGACACACCGACCGCTACGTGGCACCGGAATAGCGGTTCCATCGCCGTCACACTTGATGGATGCTGGGACGCCTCTATCTATAAAGATGGGCATTGTAACTTCGGTAGCGAACCACCGACGGACGAACAGATTGAAGCGTTGGCACAGGTGCTGGCTGTTATCTCAAATCATACCGGCATCCCTATAGATAGCAATTACATGATGACGCACGCCGAAGCGGCAGAACTTGATGGATATGGGCCTAACACCACCTGCGAACGGTGGGACCTTTGGACCCTCCCAGGCTCTACCGATTGGGGCAGCGGCGGCGACTATGTGCGAGGCAAGGCTCTGTATTATAAACAGGAGTGGGAGAATGAATGAAGATAAAAATGAGCTGGCAAGGATAATCGCTATTGCCGTCATTGCCGCGACTGTTATTGCCGCTATTACCGGGGCGATTATCTACGATAACAGTCGTAAATCTAAACCGGTGGTGATGACACAACAGGAAGCCACCACCCCAGAAACTGTGGCAAAGAGAGTGAACGTCACGCCGGTGGAAAGCCGGATTATAACACGGGAGATTGAACGCTCCGCCGATACGCCCCCGGCTGTCACATACTATGTCCAAGCCCCGACCGTGGAGAAGGCCGCTACCGAAACATCGGCCGCAATAAAAAAGCAGTCACCGAACCTCCCGGCAGCTGTTACTAAAAAGACAGACCGGACTATTGTCACCGCAGACACGGACCAGCAGAAAGTCGATGTATATAAGATTACACTCAGAAAAGCACATAAGATAAAGGCCGGAATGACATACATAGACAACCGGGCCTACATCACTGCCGGTTATCAAGCCGGACGCTGGGAAGGCCTTGCCCATTTTAACGCTGAAGGTTTTAAAGGGGCAACGGTCATGTATACAATTAAAGAATGGTGAATGAAAATCTGAATAAAATGTTCAGTGGTAGTATAATGGTAGTATTTTACGACTGAAAATTTCACGGAAAAATGTAAAATCAAAAAGCGCTGATAGTCGATTTCAATCGATTCTATCAGCGCTTTTTCATATGGTGCCGGAGGCGGGACTTGAACCCGCACGATGTTGCCATCGCCAGATTTTGAGTCTGGTGCGTCTGCCAT